CTACGGCTATGGCAGCAGAGCAAGAAAGAATAAAGAGATTGAAGATCTAATGGAAGACCTTCCTGTGGGTGCGGATCTAGGCGACGTTGAACTATTTAGCGACCCTAGCCTCAAGGCGCAACTTGCAAGAGATTTCCAACGCCAGCTTATCAGAAAAGGATTAATGAATTAATACGCACAACTGAATAGTGCTAAAACAAAACCCAGGGCCGAAACCCTGGGTTTTGCTATTTGTAGACTTGTCCTGAGCGGGAAGAACGCCTCCCCAATACTGTTCTCTGACGCGGCCTACAGTAGTCAGTATATCAAATATCCATCGTATGTCCTTGGCTTATTTAGGCTTAGATCTTTTTGTTTTGAGTTTATCTATCTCTATCCTGGCACCAAGTTTATACAAGGCTTTGGAAATATCGTAGGCGGCTTTATCAATAACCTCTTCGTCTAGATCCCAAAAGCATCCATGTAGACACTCGTGTAAAAAGACCTCTAGTATCTCGCCCTGTTTGCGCAACCGGGAAGACAACTTAATGCTTTTGTTGATATACGAGGGAGGATCTATCTCGCCTCTTACGCTTGAGCCTAGGTCAGTCTTAACCAGCTTCCACGTATTGTTGCGCAGTTTTATATGCATGGTGCCTCACAGCCAAAAGATTACTGCCATTCTCTTAGGTTCGTTAGGTTCTTCGGGTAGCGCTTGAGCCTTTAGTAAATCATATACTAAGCCGTGGCGATGCACCAAATACCGATTGTTGACAATAGAAAACTTCTTAGGTATTTCTATTTCTAATTGTAATTGAGTCATAATGTCCGCAATTGTAGCAACATCAAATCCAGATAGTTTTAAAGCTTCGCAGATAGGTAGCAGCTTTGGCTCCCAGTCTTGCTTTTTAATAAATAACTTTTCTTCGGATTTTGATAACGTGCTCATAGATTAACAGACTTTTGATTCCATTGATTGGAAAGCATCAACCAGTAACCCTTATATGGATAGGGATCTCCTGGGCTAGTGTTGCTATCTGCCGGTACAAACTTATTCATACCGTAGCCTGCAAGGCCTGCCTCTTTTACATAATTATAAACAAGCCTTTGAGCTTCAGGTGAAGTGAGCGCCATTTGCGCCGGACCTTCCACAAAGACACGGAGACCCTCTTGCGTAAGTTCATGTTTTTTATCTTTAGGAATTCTGACCATTTGCTGCCTCCAAAACCATAGCATCAATATCTACGCCGGAAGTTACGAACTTACGGACCGCAGAATATATCTCAGGGTTAACTTCCCGCAACTTAGCTTCTAGTTTAAACAAGAGTTCTTGAGTCCTACCAGATTTCATTGCTTCCTGCTTAAAGCCGTGTAAGTGCGTAACCTTCGCATCTCCAGATCCCTCTAAGACATTACGTTCTGTAAGCAGTTGAGCAATCGGCACTTTCAACTTATCTTGAATAATGTATGAAACCCAAAGCTGCTCAATCAAAGCAATGCTTTTCCCTAAAGTAACTCTTTGATCGTCCGTAGCGTAGTTAAATCCGTGATTGTCTTCAATAAACTGCTGCAGGGTATTGCCGTATTCGTTTATTGCTTTCCAGTTATTGCCGCCAAACAGTGCCATATTTATAGGCATTCGGCTAGTCCAATAAGTTTGCATAAATGGCGGTAAGGTAAATCCCGCGTTAAGTAAATTTTTATTGTACTCTTCGTACTTATCCCAGGCAAAAGTTTCCGAGTGAAAAGCCACTACGTCGTTAGCTAAAAAATTTGCCGGTAAGGCGTCCCAAAGAAAGAAGTCTGTGTCGTAGTGGATAAACGGTTCGTGTATGGTTGAGTAGGCGTGCACCTTGCTATGCACCCAAAAAGACGGATGAGAATCAAATGACTCTCCAACGCATTGAACTTCTGTATACGGCAGCTTGCAGGCTTCTGCTAACTCTTTGCCCAGCCTATCGGTAATAAACAAAAAGTCTTTGTGCTGTTTGCGTATTGTTGCAGCAGATAATGCCATAATATAAATGGCCGGCTTTATCAGCTCTGGACCTCCGACCATCTCAAGATATGGGCCAAGCTTGTCTGATCTAAAAGAGTGGATTGCTTTCATAGTTTATCGTAGCCGTAGCCAAATAAGAATAGACGATTCTGCTTGTACGTATTTGTCTCGGGATCATATATCATCCCGGACATAAGATTATTTTCAGCAGAATTATAAATAGTTCCATATCTAGGTGTAATTTGAAGACAGTCGCTAGGTTCAACGCGCGGAGGATCGCAAGAGCACAGCGGGAGGTTGGGGACGGGGTTGCACGGAGGAGGAGTTATGCATTTAGCAATGGCGCAGGCTTCGAGTATCTCGCCGGTCGACGGGTCCTGATAGTAGGTTACGCAGTCTCTGCAGCAAGTTACGGCCGGATCGGTGTCCAAGTGCGGCGGCGCGCAACTCCTATCGCAAGGACTAACTATAAGAACATTTTGATCTAAATCGCACTGTTCGCAGTTACCAATAAACGAGCATATGTTCCAAGTATCACCGCTACCTTCGCTAGTTTCTTCTTCGCAGACTGTGCAGGATGCATTAGTAATACACCCATCTTCTATAACCCTACAACAACACAATCGCACTGGAGGCGGCTCGCAGCAAGGTTTAGGCTCACAATACGGAATGCCGGTGCAGGGGCCGTTTAATGTACAGCCATCCCTTACAGGCCCACAGGGTGCACACACCCAATTAGTGCATATGGTGTCTCCGCCGCTACACGCTTTTTGAGCGTCTTCGTCTTCCGGTGTAAGGACACATTGATTGCCGCCAAAGCCACCTGATGAACACGGTATCTCTGGGTAAAATGTGGCCTCGCAGCTAATAAGCCGATCTTCAATACCAAATTCAGTGCCGTCTTGATTTATGGTTTCAAACGCTCCAGGTTGCCATAGCGCACAGGTACACTCTTCCTCGGACACGGCTCCAGCTCTATAATTTTTAGTGTACTCTATGATTTGGGGAGGTCCCGGCAATGACGTACATTCCCCCTCATCTATAATTGCTGTTCGGCATTCTCTTTGCAGAGTAACACTCAAGCAGCATAGTTTGAGACTTGCCGAGTCTTCTTCATTACAGCAGCACGGAATTGCCGGGTTATAGCTGCCCATTATCTCTCTGTAAAACTAAGGCCGTGCGAGAACACCAATGTCTCTACCCCTAATGCTTTTTTAATTCTATCTAACTCTAAGTCTGATGCACCTTGGAGTTGCGAGATTAGCTGAGTAATAGCTTCGTTAGCCTTCTTCTTCTTAGCGCAGGCAGAACACCCCTGGCCTGCAGTGCTTGCCTCTATGGAGTCGTAGGCGGCTTTAATGGCAGGGCTGATTGCTCGCACCTCTGCGTTGTTGAGTAGGCCGTGAACCGTGGCATACGTCATTGCAAACTTTTTCATAGTAAACCTTAAAAGGATGGGGAGATGTGGCTTTCTGAACGTTGATTAGTGTATTTAGTAAGGATAGATAAGCCTTCAGCCAAAATATCAATCTGACTCTTCATAAGCTCTAAAGCCGAGTTAAGAGTCTCCTGGTTGTAGAAAACAAGATTCCAAGTGTGCGCTCTGTAAAAGTCTTGCCCAACATTAGGCGATGCTTTTCTAAATGTGGCAAAGTCTACGGCTTTAGCTATTCCGTAGAACACATCTACCTCTCCATCTAGAGTTTTCTTTCTTTTGATGAGCAGCAGATTTCCATCTGCCACCGAGGAGGTGCCCATAATACCTGTGGTTATTTGTACTCGATAGTACGGATCTTGATTAGACTCTCGCACTACGGAAGTTATAAAGTTTGTAGTTAAATTGCTCATTAGTACGATCCTCCGTCTAATACATCTTTTGCCCTAGTGGCTTCGTATCTGCCTGTTGTGGAGTTATATACTAATAAGTCTCCATTAAGGGATCCGGTTAGAGTAAACTGAGAGTTAATTGCCGTCAAATCAATTACGGTGCCTGCAAAATTTAAAGTAAATAGTTTGTTATCAGCTAAGTTTAAAGCCAGTTCGCCAGGGTATAACTCAGCTGCCGTAGGTGTTACGCCAGACTGAATAGAGTACCTGTGGATTACTGTGTTAAACTCGATTGGCATTTTCCGGCGATCCGAAGAACATTCCTGCTGAAGTTATGTTTCTCTGCGGCAGCATAGAGGTTAGTCCGGCAGTACCGGTATCTTCTTCTTTGCACTCTCCATCAAATGCGACTTGCTCACTAAAGAACCAGACTATAGGGCATTCGCAGGCTTCGGGGCTTCCAGGTACAGTTTCCCCGGTGTTAGGGTTTGTTGTCGGAGGGGTTACACCCCAGGGCACAAATCCATAAATAAGTACTTGAGTACCAAGCATGATAGGTACAGGTTTAAATCCCGCTCGTACTTGATTTTGAAGATTTATGCCTGGAGTTAGGAATCCAGGAAAGCCGCCAAAGGTATAACCGTATACGTTTTCTTTGATATTCCAAGCCTCGCTGTATTCAATGCCTACGTCGTAATCAGACCAAGACGATATATTACAAAGAGGCTGGCACATATTTGAGGCGATGACACATACAGATCTTGTCCAGCTATATTGCCATCCGGTGGCAAAAATGTCGCCATCGACGCCAGAGAATTTCGCGGGATAAAATCCCGTTATCTCTGCAAGTATTGGACCTATTAAATTAAATTTTGCAACTTGAGAGCCAAACTTAGATCGAGCTTGGCACAACTCGTCGCAATTTCCAAGCTGGTTCATCTGCGGTATAGTCTTAGTTACAAAAGCGGCAGCGCCTGGCTCGTTGCTAAAAAAGTCTTGGGGAGTAGCGTACTTTGCGTCTTGAACAGGGCCTACTCGAACACAACCGCCGTATTGTGTATATCCAAATCCGCTTAAACTCGGAGAGCCCCCACCAGAAGCAATGCTAGGGGGCACCACAAGATTAAGATTTACTTGAGGTAAACACGCATCTCCAGAGATATAGGTAACCGAGCCTTCAAGTCTAATTGTTTGGTCCGGATCGTCCTCTTCAGTAGGCTCGTTTGTTATTTGCAGGCTTACAGGGTTACACCCAATTTCAGCAGGGGGCGGTGTTGGCCACGGCCGTCGTGCGTTATCATTAACGCATTTAGGATCTTCAGGACCTGGATCAATAGGCGGCGGACATATACCTGTAGGTATCTGCGTAGTATTGCAGTTTGCGGTCCCCGTAGGTGGAATGCAACCTGGACCAGTTACGGGCGGGATAGGAATACATCGATCTAGACTCATGGCGCTCCTTAAGTGTCACAATTAAACACGCTAGCATTACCGGCCGACTGAGGTAGACCTACGTAGATAAAGCGTATTATATCTGGAAACTGACTTACAACAGGTATAAACGCAGGAGCTACTTGTTCCAGCTCTGTCTCTGTAAAAGAACTTACAGCTAGCGGGGTTTCGGCTTTAATGTCAACGTTTCCATTGCTATCAGGGTCTACGCCAGAAATGCTGTAAATTGCCTCATCACAGAGAATGTCTTTTTCAATTACTTTCCCAGCCCAGACTCCGCACAGCTCATCGCCAGAGTCGTTAGCTCCTTGCTGTGCCCCAACAATGATTGTCTTTGTAGCGGGAAGTACAGATATAGTGCAGTTATTTCCTGCTACTAACTTAACGTCCCCCATAACGGGAAAAGATTCTTCGCCGTATCTGGAGCTAGGCGTTTGCTGTAAGAGCGGCTTGGCAGACCTACAGGTAATTTGATGCACTCTATGGTTACTTAAAACCACTACTGTGCTTGGCTCAAAGGCAACATTTATAGCAACAGGTTGCTCTGCTGCAAAAGTTTGAAAAAGAGTCTGAGCGTTGCTTAAACAAATATACCCTTCGACTTTGTATCCCGATACTACAGGCCAGTCCTCTGAGTCAAAGTAATACCGTACGAACTCTTGTGTAGCATAAGAGTCGTTAGCCACAGTAAGAATCGTAGAGCCTAGCAAGATGCTATCTACCTTAAGTTCTAGGAATAGCTTTAACGGTTGCGTTGTTGCTTTATGTAGCGACACCAATGTGACTTTAGGCACAGCAGAAAAACTGTCTCCTGCTACATATATCTTAAAGTCTACTAAAACAGAACGCAGAGCCTGAACTTGCTCAGTAGAGCCAGAGCTGAAGTCGACTAACGGATAGGCTATTTGATTAAATGCAGTATACATGTCATCCGCCTGCCATACTAAATATAAGAGAATTACCTTCGGTGGTTATTCTAAAGGCCGGACGCATGTCTGGCTCAGAGCTACCCGCTTCAAACTCTTTTGTCTTGAGAGCCAGTACAACAGAGCCGTCCGGCTTTTGTTTTAGCTTGCTTACAAAAGGTCCCAGCAATGCTCCCGCTGCAGATTTAACGTAGTGTACGATTGTTAGATTTTTAAGAAACACTCCGTTTAGATCTAATACTTCCGCTGGAGCAGAGTCGGCATTTACTACGCACTCGTATCTAGTAAAGTGGGGGTCGCCTAAGATACTAATTTTAATAGTAGTACCATTAAGGCTTTCTACTTTAATTCCCTCATTACCTGTAAGCATCACATTTGCAGATTTACTATTAATAGATTGAACTTGCGTCTCAGGCAGGTATTCACAGACAGCAGGTAGAAACGTAGCAGAGTCTGCCGTCAAAGAGTATTCGCCTTCGTCTACAGATTGCAGCAGTGAGCTTCTGGCGGGGTCTATCACTATACATCCGGCTAGGACACTGCCGTCGAAGATAGAAATTATGTCTTTTGTTTCTCCGAACTTAATTACAGCCTCGCCCAAAACAAATCCAGAGCTTGCAGATACCTCAAGGGCAACCAGTGTATTTGTTCTTACCATCTTGCTGATGTAGCAAGGTTGTCCCTCAGAGTAGTTTCCCCGTGCGTAAATGCGAGCATCTACTATCCAGCTCTGCGGGATAAATCCACCATCAAAAATAAGGCTGCTGCTATCCATAAACGGATAGTTTCTATTAGAGTTAAGATTACGCCACTCTAAATGGGGGATAGGGTTCACGAAGTAACTCCTAGTATGACTATAGATCTAATAGCAGATTCGCCGTTTGATCTAACGTAAGTTTGAGTTTGCACGCCTCTACCGTCGTTGTCTAAAGTACCTGCTGCTAGCAATAGCCCATTGTTGTTAACTGCCCATACGTCATTAGGGGCTCCCTGAATTTCAACGTAATAACCAGGGTTAGATATATGCTCATATCTACCGTAGCTTTTACGTATATAAGTTCCGGCTTCTTCAAAACTATCTGGAGCCTGAATACCAACAATGAGTTGAGTGATTCCCAGTTGATCATAAATTGTCGTTGGCCCTAAGGTCATGTGGTATTGCGAGCCCTGATAGACAATATCTGATTCGCTACGAAGGTTAGTAGCAATCGGACCAAACCCTACAAGGCTTGGACCTGCATTGTCGTAGAGCTGCCACTCAGACAAAACCTCATCCACATGTAGGTACAACAACGTCTCACCAAATGCGACTATGGGGGTGTTGCTGGTAAATACTGCTATAGCTTCGCGAGTAGGATGCTGTTGCGTGTAGGTAAATCTGTAAGACTGCACTAAGCCATTTACAATAATTTCAAATGTAAGTTTTGTATTGGGACTTAAAGCTACTCTTGTGGGAGTTACCGTGTAGGCTCTGGTTGTAAATTCTGTAAATCCTTGAGCAGTGTTGCAGCTTTCAGGTATATCGATGCGACCCTTGCAGAAGGCAGACAACTCTAGATCAGAGGAGACGACAACAATTTCCTTATCTCCGGATCCCTCATATGTAGCGTATAAGGGTTTATCCAATATGATTACCAGTTCTCTATCCTGTCCTTGAGGCACTAATCCATTAATGGTTTTAATAGCCGTAAATGCACAGGTATTTGATTCCGGTCTGCCCCCGCATTGTCCAAGATAGGATTGCAGGCTTTGCCGTATCTCCCCTTTAGTCCCGCTAAATTGAATAGCAAGGCCCTTGTCATCAGGCACCACTTCAATTCCGTTTTGCCCTACTAGTTGAACTTGTCCGTCTACTGCCGTATTAAAGTTAAGACGGCCGATGCTAGTAACTCCGCCGTATTCGTAGCGAGTTACGCATTGATCTGAAATCATTGAAGCCTGAGGCCCGGAGAAAGACCAAGACCCCGGGTTAAGAATTCCAGATCCAAATACAACCCAACCGCCTACACCAGGCACATCGGATTGAATCTCAACTACAGATCCTGGCAGGCTAGAACTACGGCGTACCTGCACTGTAGCTAAAACAAATGCACCTAATACTGAGTATTGCTCATTGGTAAGTGTTGCCGCTGGAGTATTTGGCGAGAATGGATGCGCCTGAGATCCCATAATTGTTAAAGTGACGAGTGCATTAGTCACTTTAACGCTGGCAATAAACGCACATGCAGCAATAGACCCCGGCAGAATTAACTTAATATCAGATAGCAAAGAATTTACAGCCGATACATCTGTATTAGAGTAAGGCTCAAATGTAGCTCTATCGTCTACCGGATATGAGCGGTACTCGTTGTCGTTAAGAAAATCTCTGCTAACTACTTTCATGGCATTCCTTATAGCAGCAAGGTTGCTGCAGTCTCAAAACCTTCTGCTGGAATATCGACTTCGTCGTCCGACGCATCAACAGCCTTGCACTTAGTTACAAATGCTCCCGGTTCTCCTGCCGCAGGAGGGGTGTACTTTACTACAACCTGCACTGCACCAGTGTATTGGGCAGGAATACTGCCCAGCGGCGCCTCAAACTGACCAGTAAGATCCAGGTCAATAGAGGTGCTTGAGGCGGTAGTCCAAGTATTGTCTGCAAAAGTTCTATAAATTAACGTGAGAGACCCTACCCCGTGAACTGCATCTGAGAACTTGATAGCCAGGCTTCTATCTGATCCTACAGTCACATAAGATCCGGTTGCCGGAGGGCAGGGATTTACTGACTTCTTATTTGGGGGCATCGCTACTTGTTTAATTACGTTTTCAGCAATGATTCTATTTTGTGCTGCGCCGCAGGGAGATTCTGCTGGACTTGGAGAACTGCCGTAGTAAGTAAAAGTAAGGTTGATGTTTACGGAGCCAGGACTTCCATTAAGATTAACAATTTTTCTAAAGATAGGGTCTACGATGACTACGCCTGAAGTCATCATCAGATAACCAGTACAAGAAGGAATATCCGTAGGCTGCTCTGGCTGGCAAGAAGACAATCCCTGCAACGTTACTAGATTTACATTGGTTTCAACTACACCTTGTGACTCTATGCTAAACTGTAATCCCTTTGATGTTGGGTTTAAATTTTTATAGTATAGATACGAAGCTTCTGAAATCGGAATGACGGCGAGAGGTTGATCCCTTTGAACGGTGTATACGTTGCCGTTTTCATCAGTAGCGGACATGTCGTTTGCCGACGTAACAGCATGCTTTAGTTTCATGCTTAACGCTCGGATGGTGTGTCCGGTGTTGTTTTCCGCCATAGCCTGGATCTGAAGCTTAAAATTCTGCTGAGGCCACATTCTGAACCGCGGCGTAAACGAACCGAAGGTAGGGCAACAGGCTGCTCTATTCTTAAACTGCTGGGATACGCTGTTGTACTCTGCGATAAGTGCTTTAAGTTTCTTTACTGCTTTGTAGTACAGCAGCGCTACACCTTTGATGTACTCTGAGGTGTCTTTGTAATCTTGACAACGACAGCAAGGGGCGCAGTGTGCGTTTACGGCAATTTCTGGGCCGTTTGGCAGATATCGGCTATCTACCGTTATGCAGTCCGCAGACTCAGCCTGAAATCCGTACTCCCCCTTGTCGTTTGCCTCTTGTCCGTTAATACGTCTAATGACATCGTCAGGCTCTATGGCATCGTTGCAGGGCACTAGTCCTGCTCCAGCGCCGGGACTTACAGCAAAAGACACACTTGCAGGATCTTCTGCAGAGTAGTCTAAAGCGTAGTTGTAGCCTTCGGTAATCCAGATAGGCTTAGTAGGTAAGAGATTATTGTTTACATCTACCGCTACAGCTCCAAGCTCTGGCTCTAGGCAGAATGGAGCAAGAGAGTATGTGCTAATAGGATAGGAGTCGAATCCCACGTCCTCTAAAATTACATAGGTTATGTAAACGCCCTTTTGCGTATCCGCTAACAGACCGTGGGTATATCCGCCTACGGACTCTTCGGTTATGTAGAATCTAGCCGTAGACGAATACGAGCCACCTGTGGTTGAGGTGGCGGTCTCAAAGTTTTGTCTTGTAAATAAAGGACCAGATCCAGTTATTACATTGCACTTTAGTCTAGGCCCTGCCCCTAAAGTTGACGTAATAGTTACGTGCTCCAGATAAGCCATGCTGGGGCTGAATGAACCAAATACTTTAAAAGCAATAATAGGAGGATTGCCATTAGCTGCCGTTGTTAAAAACGGCAAGCCATTAGACTCGCACTCCTCAAGAAAGCCTGCAGCGTATTTACGTAGTGCCATATCAACCTGGATCCTGCGCGCAGCTAGTTGGGTCAGTAGAAGAGCTAAGACATACGTTCTGTAGATTGGCTACAGATGAGGCTAATTGCGTGATTTGCAAAGCAAGCTCTGTAAGTCGATCATTCAGGTTTTCAGTATCAGTTACGACAACCTGCAACTCGTTACAACCACAGCAAGGCTTTGCGCAAGTATCCGATATGCTGATACCGTCGCTGCTTGTTACAACAGAGACACAGTCTCCGCCGACAATAGCAATGTTCCCCTGG